CCTTTTTTATTGCGTCTTTCACAACTCCGACCAGTGCTGTTATACTAACCAAAACCAACTTGGAGCAGCATAATGGCACTGCAAGATATGTTAAAAAACCTTGGCGGCTTCCAGTCATTAGCTGCCAACGCGCAGCGGATGCAACAAGCTGAGCAGCATCAGATGCAAACCAAAGAAGCGTCTGATTTACTCCGCACCTTCTACAAATCCCAGCAAGATGGCAAGCCTGATTATAACTCGCTGAATGAGGCTATCTTGCGCAGCCCTGAGCTTGCGCAGAATGTGCTGTCAGGCATCGGCATTCAAGACAAGCAAAAGCAGCAACAGAACACGATGCAGCAACAACAGGCGGCGTCTGATGTGGTTACGCTGTACCAATCACTTGGCAATAAAGATATGTTCAACAGCGCAGCTGCAAAGCGCGTGAACGAAATCATGTCAAGAGGCGGAGACCCGAAAGACACTCTTGAGCTAGTGCGAATCTATAACGAGCAAGGGCCAGAATCTGCCGCTATGGCACTAAAGCAAGTTGGCGCTGCAATGATTAATCAGGGCTTTATTAAGCAGCCTGAATTGATTGGTTTTGGCAAGCCAGAAAAATCAGAAGCGATGCAGCAAGGCCAAGGCGAGCTTGCCGGCTATGTGTTCGACCCAAACACCGGCAAGTTTACAGTGGACCAGGCGGCGCGGCAGTCATACCTTGAGGCGAAAGCCAAGAAAGATGCTGGCGAGCCTTTAGGGCTGAAGGACAAGGTAACTTTGAACAAAGAGATTTCAGGCATCACCAAAGACGCGACAATGATTCACCGCACGGCGCAGGACTTGGATAAACTAAGCAAAATCAAGTCAGGGCCAGCCGCAATCTCAATGGTCTACAAGTTTATGAAGTCTCTAGACCCTACATCAGTCGTGCGTGAAGGTGAGTTTGCAACTGCTGCCAACTCTGGCGGCGTGCCAGACAAGGTTTACAACTATTACAATAAGTTACTTGAAGGCGAAATACTGCCAGACAAAGTAATTAATGAGTTTGTAATTACATCAAAGCAGCTTGCAAATACCGCTATTGATTCTGCCGAGGTTGAAGTTAACGACTACCTGAACACGTTTGGCGATGATTTTGACAAAGGATTTGCTGACGGACTGAAAGCTCGCGTGCCTAAACGGTTTGAAGTCAAAGGCGCTCAGGTCGATAAGCTGCAGGATGGTCAGGCTCAAAACAAGGTGGGTCGTTTTGTGGTGGAGCGCGAATAATGCCAACTTATAAAGTAACAGACCCATCAACAGGTAAAACTCTGCGCTTAACTGGCGACTCACCGCCAACAGAGCAGGAGCTAGAGCAGATTTTTGCGAGCGATACACAGCCGCCACAAGACGCTCAAGGCGAGCCATCATTATCAATGTATGGGCGGTCTCAGCAGCGACCGCAGCAGGCAGAGCGATCATTAGGTGATGTCGCCACTGGGGTTGTTGAAACTGTTGCTGCGATTGGCACTGGCGGCACGCTTGGAGCTGCTGGAAGTTTAATTGGAACGCTTGAAGGCATCGTGCAGGCCGCAAGAGAAGGCAAGATTGGCGAGCCTGAAGCTGCTCAGATTATCCAACAGCGCGCAGCTGAGCTTGGCGGTTATGGCACGTATCAGCCTCGCACACAGCAAGGTCAAGAGTACGTGCAAAACATTGCAGAAGTCGCCGGAATGCTGCCGCCAACAATTGCAGGCGTTACCGGCGCTCATGCTTCTGGCATTCAGCAAGGTCTAGGTCGCACAGCTCAGCTGGCTGTTGCAAACATCCCAACGCCACAAGCCAAACCTCAAGCGATGGGCGGCCTGTCTATTGGCGCCGCTGAGATACCGAGAGAGCAAGTTAGAGTTGATCGAGCAAACGAGCTTCCTGTACCGCTCGGCGGCAAGCTAACAAAAGGCATGAAAACGCAGGATTTTGCACAACAAAAGTTTGAGCAAGAAACAGCAAAAAACCCAGAGTTTGGCAATGAGCTTCGAGAAAGATTCATTGAGCTGAATGAAGGTGTTGGGCAAAACATTGATGCGTTCTTAGACCAGACCGGAACATCAATTACAGATAAAAACTGGCGATCTCAGACTGGCAACAAAGTTATTGACGCGCTTAGTGCTGGGTATAAGTCAGAGTTAGGTAAAGTAAACAACGCTTACAATCAAGCGAGAGTAAAGGGAGAAACGAAGGAGATAATCGACGTATCGCCATTAGCCAACTACTTGAACGAAAGTCGCGTTGATGTGACTGTCGCGCCGGTTGTTGGCGCTATTGCAAAAGAGGCGGAGCGGCTTGGGGTTGGGCGCGGAAAGATTGATGATGGCTCCTTTGAAATACTGCCTATGACAATCGACCAATCAGAAACATTGCGTCAGCGTGTTAACGCCTTATACGACCCAGCAAACAAGCAAGACGCCAGCAGGGCGAGACAGATAAAAGCCTTAATTGACGAATCGCAAAACCAAGGTAGCGGAAGCGCATTTCAGTCGGCGAGAAAACAGCGCGTGCAGCTCGCAAACAAGTATGAAAACTTGGCAATCATCGACAAATTGCTAGATACGCAAGGCAGCTACACAGACCAGCGCATTGCTGCTGAAGCGGTTATTGATAGGGCAGTCATCGGTGGGACCGTGCAAGATGTAAGAAATTTGCGCAAGGTTTTATCAACTGCTGGAGAGCCAGGGCTTGAAGCGTTAAACGAGGTTAGGGCGGCGGTTGTTCGCTACATTAGGGATGAAGCAACAAGCAATGTTGGCCGCGATCCAAATGACAACCCAATCATTAGTTTTGCCAAGTTAAATAAGTCAATCAATCAACTTGATGAAGATGGCAAACTAGATTTAATTTTTGGCAAGTCAGAGGCCGACAAATGGCGCGTCCTGAGAGATGTGGCAAGGGATATAAAAGTGTCGCAGCCGAACTCTAGCAACCCGTCAAACACGGCATCAAACATTGCGCAGGCTGTTGATTTGGCTATGTCTGCAGGATTTATGCTTCCACTCCCAGTAATGACCACACTTAAAGCAGCAAGGGATAAAGCTAAGGCTGCAGCGATACAAAAGCGAGTTAAGGAGTCACTAAAATGATGTGGTTTCTGTTAATATTAATTATCGCACTCTGGGCCTCTGGCCTGTACGACTAGACAAGAGGCTAAACAATGACATATCAAGCAATAAACCCACTGATTACATTTTGCGACAGCTTCACCGGTCGACCGCTGACTAATGGTAAATTGTACATCGGGCGCATGGATACTGACCCAAAAGGCAATCCGTCTATGCGGCTGAATGTTTACGCTGTGCAGCCAGATGGCGGCGAAACGCTTTTAGCGCAACCAATTCAGCTTAATATCGCCGGACAACCTTCGTATGAAGGTGATCCAATTCAGCTAAAAATACAGCTGTACGGCACAGAGCAGGCTTACTCATTACAGAAAGACAATTGGTTTAACGCTGACCGTGGTTATGTTTCACGGGTGTATTCGTTTGTTGATTTGCAGACGTTTGAGCCTGCACTGGAAAGCTCATCACCGTTTGGCGTGCCAATGGCTGATGTGGTCAGCGGCTCTCAGGCTGCCGGCTTGTCAGCGCCAGCATTGATTAACGTGCCAGCAGACTATCCGACTATTGCCGCTGCATTTGCCTCAATCCAGAACAAGCGCATTCCGGTTGGCTCCACCTGTACAATCAAGGTGGCTGATGGTACGCATGAGGTGTCATCTGCGTTAGTGTTGAATCATCCTGACGGCTTGCGCTTACGACTAGTTGGTAACGAGACAAACGAACTGCTTTGTACGCTGACAATCCCGCTAGCGGCTGCGCCGTCCTTCGATATGATTATCGTCAGCAACGGCAACGCACTCGGGTACGTCAACGGGTTTAATATTGTCCTGCCGGTTAAGGCGACAAACTGGACAGGCATCCTTGCGGTCAATGGCGCATTTATCAATTGCGGAAATAAGATCCGCGTGAACAACTTCTACTACGGCATTGCAGCTAGGATTGGCTCAGAAGTCATCTGTGACTATGCGAAAGTTGATAACGCTGGCGACGTTGGCATTTGGGCCTATGTCGGCTCTGCTGTTAGCTGTAACTATGCAGTATCGAGCAACGCCACAGACGTAACAAATAACCTTGGCTTTGGTATTCAGGCGGAGTTCGGCAGTGCTATTGAGTGTACCGGAGCAAGCGCGAGTGGATGTCGGATTGGTGGTATTGCATCGCTGTCTAATAGCTTGGTCCGTGCTCATAACGCCATTGCAAGCACAAATACAGGTTCAGGATTCTACGCATCGGCGGACGGGCACATTGAAAACCACAACGCCGTTGCAAGCGGAAACACCCGATACGGCGAAGAGCGCGTGCTTGGTGGCACGATGGCTGGCGGCGGCGTGTCACTATCAGGCAACACGCTTGGAGATTTCAGCGGCTACGCCTACCTCGACAACAGCGGTGCGCTAGGTGCCAGAATCGCGGCGAATGGCAACCTTCGGATTGATGTCAATGGCGCTAACGAGATTTACTTTAACAGCTCTGGCGGTGTTCAGTCTCAAATCACGCACACTGCATCTTCAAACAGCTGGACGTTACAACGCGCATCTGCTGCGAATCAACCAGGCATTGAGCCTGCAGGCGCTGCTGCAAGCATTGACTATAACGTCAGGGCTAAAGGCTCAGGTCGAGTATTTGCGGCATCTAATCGTGTTAACTTTGTCTCGTTTGCTGGCGCAGACTCTGGTGGCATCCCAGTAATTGCGGCAGAGGGTGGCGGAACTAACATTGACTTACTGTTGAAAGGTAAGGGAACCGGCGTTTTGCGTTGGGGCGTTCACTCTGGAGGTACGGCAACTCCAAACGGCTACATTCAGTTTAAACTGGAAGATGGCGCAACGGTTCGAGTTCCGGCAGAGCGTATCTAGATTAATTTTTAAAGGTGCAGGCTATGTCAAAAGGTAAGCTGATTGCATTGGTTGGCGCGGCAGCAGCCACAACTTTAGGCGCATTTGTTCCAGAGTTTGAAGGTATGGTTTTGCGTGGCTACAAAGATCCAGTCGGCATTGTGACTGCTTGCGCAGGCCATACACTAACCGCTCAGCTTGGCCGGCCATATACCAAAGAAGAGTGCGATTCTCTGCTGGAATACGACTTGGCAGTGCATGCCGCCGGCGTTATGAAATGCGTCAAGCCGGAAATGACAACCGGGCAGAAAGCGGCCTTTGTTTCTTTCGCGTATAATGTCGGCATCAGAAAGTTTTGCGAGTCAACTATGGCAAAGAAACTGAATTCAGGCGACGCAGCGGGGGCGTGCAAAGAGCTTAGCCGCTGGACCACTGCAGGCGGCAAGCAATTAATGGGGCTGGTGCGGCGCCGAGCAGCTGAGCGCGCACTTTGTGAGTCAGCATCATGATCAGCCTGCGCGCAAAGTTGATCGCGCTAGTTTTCTACGGCTGTTCTGCGATGGCGATCGGCGCTTATGTTGTCGATTCAGAATGGCGATCTGACTGGGACGGTCACATGCTGGCAGATGCCCAGGCTAATCAGAAGGCCGCTGAGGACGCACTTACAAAACAGAAAAATATGTTACAGGAGCTTGATAATGCTTATAAGACATCGGCGACACTTAAAGAAAAGCATGATCGCAATGTCGCTGACAGCCGCATTGCATTTGACCGGCTGCACGACCAACTCAAGCGAATTAAGGCCATGCCCTCAGTTAGTGATACCAGCCCTATCGCAGAGCGCGCAGCCGCCGCGACAAATAGAGTCGTGCTTGCCGAGCTGCTTGGAATTTCTGACCGCAGAGCGGGAGAATATGCTCAATACGCTGACGAAAACAGATTAGCCCTGATGGCTTGCCGGGCAGAATATGAGGCGGTGCGCAAATGAACAAAACAGAATATCTAGAAAGCCAGCGCGGAAAAACTTACAGCGTTATCGTTGCAGATCAGCCGCTTGAAACTGTTGTTGGTTCGATTCGTGGTGATAATTTACGCGATGTAGTGGCTATTTTGGCAGCCGGCTTGCAGTATCGACTTGACACTATGTATTTACCCGCTGAAGCTGAACCACTACGCACGGCGCTGCTGACGGCGTTTAAATATATGACGTTGCCTGATTATGGTATCAACCTTTCAATGCCTGAAAACGCCGGAATGCTGCAATCTGCTGTTGCGGTCGGCTTGGTCACGCAGGCTGAGTCTGATAAGTTTTTCGAGCTGGCATCATGCCAGCGCCCACTTTACAGCATAACCCGTGAAGATTGTGCGGAGCATTTCGGTGCTGGCTGGAATGAACTGCCAGAAACTGACGGGCGCACGTTAACGCTGCAATTAAATAGTCGGACACCTGAAGCAACTCACATTGTCGTACAGATGCAAGACCTGTCAGACGAATGGGAACACGCTACTGCATTGCATGGGATTCAATCAGCTAAACCGTACTCCGCGCAACTGCCGTATTACGGGCAGCCTCGCAAAGTGCGGTGGCGCTGCGAATATAAGCTTAATGGCGTTGTGAGTGTGTCGTAATGGCCTGGTATTTAAACGTTGTCAGGGCTACTAATATTCATGCGGCTATACCAACACCGTTAACCGTTGCATACGGTACTGATGCATACTCGTTAGAGTTTGAAATAGCATATACGGACATTTCTAATGACCAAATAATCCTGGGCAACGTATCGGTTACGCCCGTGCATGCAATTTACCTCACAACAGGTGGGCGTTTACAACTAACAGTTGGCGGAACAAACGCGTTTTTTACAGCTGGCGGGTTTGGTTTAAATGACGGCGTGTTTCACAAGTACAGATTGGAACATGATGCGGGAGGTGCATGGCGGGTGTACCGAGACGGCATACTTTTTGGTAGCGGAACATATACCGGCGCATTGACAACAACACAACCGCTGAATGCTATTTTTAAACGGTCGTCCGCAACTGGCTCAGTAACGTCTGCAAACCTTCGGTTTAAATACCTAGAGGCTGTTGGGTTCGGCGCCGGCTCAGCTAAGTGGGACGCAGACTTGTCCGGCGGCGCGGGGTCAATACTACCAACATTCAGTGGAACAAATAACGCGACGCTTGTTGCATTCCCTGCTGATGATAGTGAGTGGGTTTTCTACAGCACTGGCGCAACATATACACTAACTGCTCAAGGTGGATCGTTCAGTTATTCTGGCGGATCTGCCGATTTAACTTACACCACTGCTGGGCCAACTTATAAGCTTACTGCACTTGGTGGGTCCTTTAGCTACTCAGGTGGAAGTGCAGACCTCCTCCTGAATAGAAAGCTAACCGCTCAAGGCGCTACATACAACTACTCAGGCGGTAGTGCATCGTTGCTTCGTGGTTTTAAGGTGGTCGCTCAGGGCGGAACTTTTATCTATGTGGGTGGAAGCGCTGATTTAACTTATACTGGTGGCCCTGTAGTTTATCGCCTGACCGCGCTTGGCACGACTTACGTCTATTCTGGCGGTGTGGCAACGCTTACGGCGGGCGGAGTTATTCCGTCGGCAACTCCTGGTGGATTAGTAATTCAGGCTTTAGTTGGCGGCACTCAATCAATCCAATGCAGAATTGGCGGTGCAATGACCAATAATGCTAGAATTGGCGGGACATTAACCAATAACGCGATGGTGGCTGTATGAGCCTGTTTGAAGCACGAGATAACACGATTGTTTTGCCGCTATCTAATCAGGACGGCAGCTATCTAGACCCCGCATTAATCACTGATGCAAAGTATGCGGTATTCAGCAGCTGCTACAGCAAAACTCTATTTGAGGCTTCTTTAAGTGGCGGCGGTATCACCATTGTCGCACTTGGTGCTGATGACGTTTTGCAGGTAGATATTCCTGAGTCTGTGAACATATGTGGTCAAGTGCCAAACGAGCTTAAAATACTGAAGGATGGAAAGTGGCTAGGCGTCACGCTGTCATCCGGTAAAATCACATTTATTAAAACGAGGTTCTAAACATGCCTACAGCATCATTTACTAAATTCTACCCATTCGTTGAGGGTGTGTTTGAAGCTCAGTTTAATTTCAGCTCAGACACATTTCGCGTAATTCTATCTAACACTGCACCGACAACATCGATGTCTGTGCGCGCTGACATGACTGAAATCGCCAACGGCAACGGATACACAACAAACGGACAAGTCGTGCCAATCGTTGCAAGCTCGCAAACTGGCGGCGCGTACACAGCGACAGTCAACACAACGCTAACGTGGACAGGCTCTGGCGGTGGGTTTGGGCCTTTCCGTTATGCGTACATGTATGACGACACAAGCGCGTCAGACAGGCTTGTAGGCGCCTGGGATTATGGCTCCGCAATTACCGTTGCAGCGGCAGAAACATTTGAGTGGGAAATGAACGCGGCATTGATTACTGCGTCGTAAAGTGCTAGATTAACCATGAAGCTCTGATTCATCTCAAGCATCATTCCCCAGCTGTATTTCATAGCCGCCTATCAAATTGATTGTGCGGCTTTTTCTTTGTGTATTGTCTTATAAACATTGGCAATAGAGCATCCAACATCCGCTGCAATTTTTTTTATGCTTTCGCCAGAGTGCCACCGATACAAAATATCACCTCTCCGACTAGGCTTCTGCTTTCTTCCTTTTTGCAAGCTGCATACGACAGTCCTTAATGCGTGGTTCTGTCGGCGTATTCGCTCTATTTCCTCGATTAGCTGCTCACGACTCATTTCGTATATTTTTTGTGGTAGATATCCGCTATCCATTTCGCATACCTCGCCAAATCTGCCGGACGTAAATTGCAGAACATCCGATTTCAGCGGCTACAGCTTTTGCATCTGACGCGCCAAACGCCATGGCAATTCGCGCAGCAATGCCCCTGTCTCTTGGCTTGATATTATGAGGCACACCATGACGGCGGCGAGCGTTGCGCACTGAGTCAATATCAACTTTCAGCTTGTCAGCCACTTGCCGGTTAGTTAGCTCTGCGGGCTGCGACAGAATAATGTCGGTCATTTTTGAAATTCGTCTTTTCATCTCAATCTCCAGGTAAAAACTGAACCAGCGCATAAACCACAATGCAGGCTATTGCGCATCCGAAGCCTAGCCATGCGAGGATTGTCATTGCTCACCATCTTGCCGCTTGGCGGCTTTCGCTGTAGATGTAACTAGGCGCTCAGGCATGCGGCGAAGCAGTGTAAAAATTTTGAATGGCGGATAGTATGGCATCACTCACTCCTTACCAGCTAAGATGCTGGCAGCGTATTTGTCCGCCATACCATTGTAGTTATGCTTCAGTAGTGCGGCTCCGTCATTGCACAACATATAGCCAGCAATAAACCCATCCCGCCCAGCATCCGCCCGCACTTGGCGCAGGTGGTGTTGTGGGGTTGCTTCAAGAGCTTTCGCCGCCACAGCGCGATAAAAATCCCGCTCACCTTTACTTCCAAAATTAACGCGAAACTCTGATGTGCATTCATTCCAGTTTGCTATCTTGTCAAGTGCGTCACGAAGCGCATCAACTGTTGCAGTCAGTGCGCGATAATCGTCACGTGTCACAATCTTCCCATCTATCATCATTGCGTCGGCAGCTTTAATTTGCCCGAGCTGCGCAGGCGTATCTCCGATAATCATAATCAAACATTCCTCACAAATTCATATGTACTAGCATGGTAAAAATTACCAGCTGCGTCTATTGCGCCATTGCCGTATGACTTCACGACAATTTCTTTTCCGGTGGCTTTGATGCGAACTAGGGATTTACGAATCATCACATACGCTCCCACTGGCGGGCCGCAAAGCCCAAAACCTCTGACACTTTAGCCTTTGACTGCCGACTTGCAATCACTGCATTGTCAGACAGGCTCAAATCGCTGCTGTAGCTAAACCGGCACTTGTCGCAAAATGCTTCGACTACCGCCATTACTTGAGACTTGCAACGGCAGCCAGTTAACGCTGCTTTTGCTTCGACTAAGTTGCTACTCATTTTAATAGCTCCGGATTTTGGTAGATGTTGCCGATTACTTTTCGAGAGATATGCTTGTCGCCAAATATAAGATGCTCAGCTAGAGCAATAACCCTGCCAGATTCGATAAGGCTGCAAACAAATGAAGCTGAATCTTCACAGTAACTTACAGTGCCAACTTCCCCGTACAAGTCGCCAAAATCAATTATTTCTGATTCATAAATCTCAACGCCATTCGCGTCTTTCAGTCCGGTGTATTGCATCAAAGTAACCGGCTGACCATCTTTAGCATACCTGCAGCAATCCAAAGGATGCGCGGTGCCGTAGGCGTCGCCAACAAAAAACATATCCTGAGCTTTGCCGTTATCAAACCAAGCCCGAAACTTAATCTCTCTATTAGCCATAACACACCCCAATAATAACCAGTAACACGTTGCACAAAACCGCCACAGCAACCCAACCAAGCGCGCCTGAGCCATCTTGGTATTCCGGATTTGCGTCGGTGCGGCGACAAAAGTCGTACTTGGTCAGCGGTAAAAAATCGCCATCTTTATAACGTTTGATACTCATCATTTGCACTCCTTTGCCCGACAACTGACTGGGCTTGTTGGTTAATTATTACGCTCAACCAATACAGCGGCAAACAAATCGATATACCGCTTATACTCAACTATTTGTGCATCTGTATAGCCATTTGATTTTCCGACAGACTCAAAGTTTTCTTGCCATTCTTGCGGAGTGCGCTCTTGGCATCCGATTTTAATAATTACGCCATCAGGGCTACATACGGAATGCGCAGAGCCTTGAATCTGCAAAAGGCATATTTCCTTAACTATATGACAACCAAGCAACACCCGCGCATCGCCGGACACCTGCGCATCGCCGGACACCCACGCATCGCCGGACACCCACGCATCGCCGGACACCCGCGCATTGCCGTACACCTGCGCATTGCCGTACACCCGCGCATCGCCGGACACCCACGCATCGCCGGACACCCGCGCATTGCCGTACACCTGCGCATTGCCGTACACCTGCGCATTGCCGTACACCCACGCATCGCCGGAATGACTAAGGTTGACTCCTTTTTCAATCCATCCACCAACCTCACCAACTGCAATTGATGAAAATGCAGTTACGCAAACGATTTGGTGCAACGTGCGACCAAAGTGTGTTTTTGTTTCACCTGTAAATTTATATTTCATCTCATTCCCCTTTGTATTTTAATAAACCAGCTTCTCAAGCTGCATTTTGATTAATTGCATTTCTGCGGTGTTTGATACTTTTGCTGCAAGCAAGCGCTCAGCCTCAGCATTTCCAGTAACAAAAAAAGAAAGGTTCAAACCAAATGCAGAAACCTCTAACCACACCCATTTAATCACTGCAGTTCCATGCCAATTCTGCGCATTATACAAATAACACAGCTGGCTAATCTCACCGACTAACTGCCACTCAAGCTGGGTTACGTCGGCTTCTGCTTGGATGGTTTTGCGGTGGCGCTTTACTGAATCCCAGCGATTAACCGCTTGTGTGCTGATGCCGTAAAATCCTGCTAACTGCTTACTGTTCATTTGTATTCTCCCGTTAATTCTTTGGATACATTAAAAGTCCGCCATAACCGTTAGCCAGGCCAGAGCCGCATGAAGGGCATTTCTCCCAAGAAAAAGAGTCGCCCTCTCCGTGGTCAAAAGTCTCATGTGTGATATCGGAGCCGGTGCATTCATAAACCGCTTTGCATTGACGGCACGAGCCAATCCACACTTTATTTGCCTTGTTATTGCCTTCTTTTATGATTTTGAATGGCATTGCGACCTCCACTTGTTTGCGTTATTGCGTTTCGATGTAGAAACTATAGTTTCCTGAAACGTAAGTTGCAAGCATTATTTTACTGGTCAGACCACTACCTAACCCACTCCGGCCATAAACGGAACCTCTGAAATATCGCCTCGGGGACTTCTTCTGGTGATATGTCAGCGATGTATGGAAATGGTCGCTCATGGCCAGGCAGCTTAATTGTGTATTTCTTCATTTCCGGCAACCTATTGGTTTTGCTTGGCAATCAATGCACCATCTGCACCACCATAGAGGTAACTGTTCGGGTGCAAACTGAGATGCAGACCTGTAGCTTCCGCATCTGTAGAACCATTTGCATTGCTCTTTATTCTTCACGCATTCGTCCCATGGCTATTTCCACAACCAGCACCACAAGCATCCTCAACATAGCCGTATCGTATCTACTCAACCCTGCTGCGTATGGGTAGTTTAGTTCTGGCAATACAAGGCGGTTTGGCTGGTGTGGTTGGTTCATTGCTTAACCTGCCTTATGGTGATGAAAACTGAATAATTGTTATGGTCCAGATTTATACTTAAAGCATCTCGCACTTTTTCTGCTTTCCGCATGCTATTGCCGCAATCAATTTGCTTTTCAACCTCTTCAGTTCCGTCATACACCAATTCAACTATGTATTGCAATTCCATCTCTCACTCCAAAAGGCGACCGGAGTCGCCGGTGGTTGGTTAATTATCGGCGGTAGCCTTGCTGTGGTTGCTGCTGATAACCCTGCTGCGGTTGTTGGTAGCTTTGCTGCTGCTGGCCTTGTTGCTGATTATCCTGCTCAAACACTGAAAGCATCACGCGATCACTCGGCGGCTCATCGCGCTTTGCTGCCAGTGCGTTTTGCTTCATCAGCACTCCAGCCAAGTTAATCGCAGGGTCTAGCAGTGCGTAGTCTTTGCCATTCTTGCCGGTGATGATTACGCCGATTTCAACCCACTCAGCTTTAGTTTGTCCGTCTTTTTTATATTCGCCTACAACTGCATTTAATCGCTTAGTCATTTAATTACTCCGGTTTTGTTTAAGGTATTCCCAATGAGCGCCGAACTCGACGCCGATTGATTTAAGCGCTGCATCCATATCCGCAATGAACTGCGGAATGGCATCAGCTAAAGTTGTTTGGTCTGATTCGTTGCGCTCAGTTTTTACGTGGTGCAGGTTGTTGCACAGGACCATGCGCGGGTCAAACTGGCAGAAAATATGCTCATCTGCCTTGCCTGCAAATAGCTGAAACTGAGCCTGCCAGCGCCATTCTTTTTTGTTGTCAGCAAATGCTGCAAACTTAATAAAGTTCTCGCCATTGTGCGGACATTTCAGCTCGACAATGGTGTTATCAAATACGCCATCAGGGGACACGCCAACGCGCAGTGAGTCATCCATATACATGAATGGCAGTTCTTTGATTTCAACGAATCCTAGAGCCACTGAAAGCGCGTCACGGGCAGCTCCTTCGTACAGCTTGCCATGCTCCATAGCTTTGTAATTCATCTCTTCAGGAATGACACAGCTGCAAATCTGGCTAATAAGGCTTGCCATGTAAGTTGCCCTGCCGGCTGAATCACGCTTTGCAACGACTTTGTCTGCGTTGCTAGCACTGATTACGCCGGCTTTCAGGCAAAGCCACTCAGGCGAACCCTGAAAAACTTCAGCTGGATTAAATCCAAACCGGTCTGTCAGTTTTGACAGCCTGTCTATGTGGGTTTGGTATAGGTTCATTCAACGCCACCTTTGCGGATTTCGTCTGCGTACTGAGTTGCGTATGTTTTTAAGTTAAAGTGCAGATAATCATTTCCGCTAAAAACTCGCTCAGAAAATTCCTCAACAGCAACAGCTTTGATTTCCTGTAAGCTGCGCACAGGGCCAAAGCTCATTACGTCAAAATAAGCTCTGCTCGCAGAATCGTACTCTCTTACAACTTGTAAAATTTGTTCTGCATCGTCATGCTGCTGGCCAATGTTGTAACATACGTTTGATAGGATGCCGCCTTTAAATCTCAGTGCCGCAGCATATGACTCAAGAACAGCAATTTGAGCACAAAGAGACTCATTCTCTTTTTGCAATTCTTCATAACTTTTCATTTATTCGCCCTCGCCTGTAATGCCTTAATTGCTCGCTGCGCTGATTCTTCAGTGAAGTTGCACAGATTGCCGATATTGTCGATGTGCAGCCAAGCTAACATTTTTGATTGGCTATCGTGGTCCAATGAGTTGTAGTGGTAGGTTAGGAATGCTTCTGATTCTTGGGTAATTCCATTACCTGACGCTGCTGCATTCATGCTGTCGTTGTAGCTCATGCGTCCGTCAATATCTGTGTCAGCTGTTGAGATGCCAAACACGCCTGTCAGCGTATACCGGCGAAGGTATGTAACGGCGCTTGCCGCTTGCTGTAGGGCGTTTTTATTGCCGCTCATATCTGGTGTTCCAGGCATTGAGCAAACTTCGCTGTGGCCGTCTTTGTGTGTTGCAATGCAGCTAATCACAATCAGACCATTAGTGAACTGCTGCTCAAACCGAAAGCTGAAACCGAACTTTTGCAGCAGCGGTTTAATCTGCTCAACGATATCTTCAAGGCTTGCGTAGCTGTAAGACATCTGGCCGCCTGACTTTGTGTTAAATGCAGCTTGCTTCAGCTTGCGGATAACCGGCATCTCAGATTGCATGCTTGATAGAGACTCAAAGAATGCTTTCTTTGCTTGCTGCTCATTCCAGCGCTCTTGCAATGCCATCAGTTTTTCCAGCTTTTCGACATCAGCATTGGCACTGATTGCCATCTCAAGTAAGCGCATTGGCTGGCTTACCGAAACTTCACGGCTCTGCTGTTCTTCTACTTTTATTAGTTGACTCACTTCTCATCTCCAAAAGCGCCCGAAGGCGCTATCTCAGTAATTAATAATTAGACGACCGCACTGACCTTTTGCTGCCAGAGTAATAACCATCTTAGCTTGCTCTTCTGTAAACCCACATCCGACCAGTGATGCCAAAATTTCACGGTTGACACTTGCGCGGTGCGCTTTGTTTGCTGCTTGGCGCTCAGCTTCTGCACGCTCAGCCGCTTGCTGCTGCTCAATGCGTAAGCGCTCGTTTTCAGCGGCTTGCTTGGCTCTGGCTTCAGACTGTTGGCGCTCCCACTCTGCGCGCTGCTCCGCTTCTAACCGTTGACGCTCAGCCGCTTCAGCCTGTAGCTTTAACTGCATCTGTTGGCGATCACTCTCCAGCTGCCTGTCACGTTCTGATTTTTCAGCTATTTCACGCTGGCGCTGCGCTTCTTGTTCAGCTTGGCGGCGAGCATTATCAGCAGCTTCACGAGCGATACGTTCTTCGCGCTCTTTCTGTTCGCGCTCCGCAGCTTCTTTGCGCAATCGCTCAAGCTCTGCTTGCTGAGTTTCAGAATCAACAGCCTGCTGATAGCGCTGCTTCAGCGTGGAAATTGCAAAATCTTTTGCGCTGACATACTGACTCAAATACTCTTCACAGTGATCGCCAAGAGTTCTCGACTCAACATCAGCCAAAGCGCCTGCTATTTCTGCAGAGTTAACGCCAGACTGTGAAGCGTCGCCAAAGTACGCAATGTTAGTTAAATGGCTAGACTTTCTAGCCTCTTCTGCATTTTCCCAATCTGTGAGCGGTTTGCGCACTTCATCTTTCCATGCGTCTAAAGTGTCACGGATGCGCTTGCGTTCAGCATCAACCAGCTTCGGCTGCTCTTTCAGCTTATCTACTAACTCTTTGCCGATACCGTCAAGATAAGTCTTTGACTTAGCCACACTGTGAGCAATGGACGCGATTGCGTCACGGCCTTTCTTTGTTGATACGTCAGGCTTGAACTCATCAATAAGAGTTCTTACACCGGACAGTATTGGGTCAAGCCCATTTTCAGTAGTAAATAACTGAAGCGCATTTTCTTTTTGTACAACTACCAATTGATTTTCTGACATACCTTCCATCTCCTTACTGACATTCAGTGATTACATGGTAATGCAAAACTTGCAACTCGTCAATAAGAAGTGTATATTTTGCATATCAACCAACCGGAGATATGCGAATGAGCGATTTAGTTTTAATTACAGATGGAAAGCCAACAGCTAACAGTAAGGCGATTGCTGACTTCTTTGGCAAGAATCACAGGGACGTATTGCGTGACATCGCAAACCTGGAGTGCAGCGCAGATTTTAGAGAGCGCAATTTTGCGCTGTCCTCTTATCGCTCGATGCAAAATAAAAAGCTGCCTTGTTATGAGATGACAAAGGACGGTTTTTGCTTTCTTGCCATGGGTTTTACGGGGAAAGAGGCTGCAAAATGGAAAGAGGCTTTCATTAATGCTTTTAACCAGATGGAGGCGATCATCAAATCCAGCGGCGGCATGATGGAACAGATAAACGAAGCTATTAACATTATGGAGCAAGACCAAATGGTTGCCAGCAAGTGCGGCAAGGGCCTTGTAGCGTGGAAGAAGGTAAAGAAAGAGCACATCAAGCAGATTGAGCGCCTGAAAGATGCGGCACAGTTAACGCTTGGCTTTAAGATGGGCGAGTAGTTATGTGCGGCTGGATAAAGCTACAGCGCGACATTATGAGCCACTGGGTAGCACAGGATAACGAGTATCTTGCCGTTTGGATCCGAATGCTGGCAGAGGCTAACTATGAGCCACAAACCAAGATGTTCAACGGGCAGGTTATTACTGTTGGCAGAGGTCAATTTATATTCGGGTTAGACAGCTACGCAGAGAAGACAAAAGTGTCTGTGATGCGCCTGAGGAGGCTTGTTGATTTGCTAGAAAAGCATCAGATGATTAACAGGGTGAAAAGTGCAAAATACTCTTTAATATCAATAGTTAACTATGACAAGTATCAAGCAGACAACAGGCAGGCAACAAGCACAGAGCAAGCAGACAACAACACTATAAGAAGTAAAGAAAATAAAGAAGTAAATAATCTTGTCGATTCTGGCGAATCTCCTGCTAATAAAAAAGATTTTTTAGCAGAGCTATTCGATAAGTTTTGGTCTCACTACACAACCAAGCAAGGCAAGCAAAAAGCATTAGCCAAGTTCAAGCTTTTCCTGAAAGGTAAATCAGAAGGTCAAGCGCGCTTCTGGATGAACTTAATGCTGGCTTACTACATGGAATGCAGAGACAAGCAAGTGGTCGGATATGACGCACTGCATGCTGCGACGTATATTCATAACAAGCGCTGGGAAGATAACCCAGAATTCATGACGAACTTTAAAAAGGAGTGGCTCGAAAATGAGCAGCGCTGACCAGAAAATTAAGACAATGGAAAACCTGAGCAATCGCATGGCTGAAGAGTCAGTCATTGGCGGCATGCTTCTGAACTCAGAAACAGACGGCGCTTTGTATGCGCTAGAGAAGTTGCATTACAAAGATTTCTACTTCCGAGACTGCTCTATTGCATGGCAAGCAATCATGGAGATGTCGGCATCATCACGCCAGATTGACTTACTGACCGTTGCTGACTGGATTGATTCAAACCGGTTAGGCTTGGAATTCTCAGAGCTGGGCGCAATGGCTAACAGCACGCCGAGCCAAGCCAACATCAGAGCATATGCCGACATTGTTAAGCAAAACTCAAAGCTGCGATTTGCTTTGGTGAAATGCCATGAGGCATGCGAGGCATTGTATGGTGCAGGAGATTCAGAAGATCGCCTGAAAGTTGCGCTTGATGCGGTTTCTCAAATTGGTCAAGACGAGTCAGATTCTGATATTCGCGATCCAGTTGATGTAATGGATAAAGTCTTTGAGATTATGGCAAAGGCATTCAGCAGCAAAACAGGATTGATTGGTATCTCTTCAGGTCTGGAAAACATCGACGCTTTCACACAGGGGTTCCAGTCGCCGGACATAATTGTTGTTGCAGCTCCGCCATCGATGGGTAAAACGACGTTCTCACTGAACTTTGCAGAGTATGCCGCATTCTTAGATCCAAACCCGAAGATGGTATTGTTTTTCAGTTTGGAGATGTCAGCCGAACAGCTAATGCAAAAAACTATCGCAAACCTTGGCAGCTTGTACCTGAAGAAAATTAAAACAGGTAAAGCATTGGATGACACAACCGACATCGGCAGACTTGAGAACGCGCAGAGAATCATTCAGGACCGCCGCCAGTATTTTCGGATTGATGACAAAGCAGGTCAGACAATCGCTGAGATGAAATCACGCGCAAAGCGTACAGCCATGAAGATGGGCGGAATTGATTTGATTGTGGTGGATTACCTGCACTTGATTCAGGCGTCGAATCAGAATGACGGGCCAATCGAAGTCATCACGAAAAACATTCAAGGTCTAAAGCAACTGGCAAAGCAGCTGAAGTGCCCAATTATCGTGTTGTCACAACTTAACCGTGGATTCACTGGCCGGCCTGAGATGAAAAACCTACTTGGCTCTTCAATCATTGAGCAAACCGCAGACATCATATTTTTCCTGTATGACCAGGATTATCAAGGACAGCGCGGAGACCACTCTTTAACAGAGGTGATCATTGCGAAAAGCCGCATGGGTGAGACTGGCTCAACATTCCTGCAACCTGAGCTTGGCATGAGTCGCTTTAGAGATACGCAAAGACTGCCGGCAGCTGAAGAGCCACAAAAGAAAACTTTTAAGAGGTTTGACGAATGAGCTACAGACCAGTAGAGAACAACCAAATACCAGAGCCAGCACTTCAGCTTGTGCAGGTGATTTGTGATGACTACAAGCGCATGACAATTTGCGCCAGATTTGCGCCTAACATCAAGCGCCGGATTGTTAGCTACAAGGTGGTGAAGCGTGGACATTGAAAAGGCTTTGCACTATTTAAAAACGACAGCTGACGCATACGGAACAGCAAAAGCAAACGCTGAATTCCTGAAAGAGTTCAGGAAAACCAAAAAGGCTTTGCTGATGATTGAAGCTGAGCAGGATGGAGTAAAGACAGCTTCAGCACAGGAGGCTTACGCCTATGCGCATGATGAGTACATCGAGCTATTGGAAGGATTAAGGACCGCCATACATGAATCTGAAAGGCTTTCCATGATGGTCAAGGCCGCGACCATTCAGATTGATATCTGGAAAACAAACCAGATGCGCGAAATGTCCGAGGCAAAACTCCGATGACTAAATGCAAATTCTGCAAAAATCCAGCAAGCCAGAAATTTGGCCTGAATTATTTCTGCGACACTGAATGCGCATACAAGCAAGCTAGAGCCACGCAAGCCAAAAAGGCAAGCAAAGACGCAAGCGAGCAGAGAAAGCGCGACAGGGAGAAGCTGAAGCAGCTTAAAGCGCAATATGAGTGGTCAGATGAAACTCAAACAATTTTCAACAAGATGCGCAGGCTTGAGGAGTTAGTCTGGTTTAAGGAGCAAGGATTAGAGCCGATATGCTTCAGCTGCCAAAAACCATTGGGCGGCGACATCTGGGCGTGTGGTCACTACAAGACTCGTGGAGCAAGAAGTGATTTGGCATTTGAGCGGCTGAATACCCATCTGCAACATAACTTTGGCTGTAATAGCAACAAGTCTGGAGATGTTGATGGGCAGAAGATTGGATATGTGCTGAGGTATGGCAAAGAGCGAGCTGAGCAAATCCTGGCTGATTTGGATGTCAGGCGAGAAGTTAAAAAGCGCACGCCGGAAGAATGGATAGCAATGAAGAAAGAATACAGCGCTCAAATTAGACGTTTGCAAGCCTTGCTTTAGTGTGCAATAATTACAAAAACAAGCAAGGGGTATAAATGTTATGAAATGCAAAATTGACGGATGCGAAAGAGAGTGCATGTACGCAGCTCAGCAAGTATGCCAAAAGCATTATTTCAGATTTATGCGTTACGGCACCTATGATTTAACAATGAAGCCAAGAAAGTTAAAGCGAAACCATAGCGCCGGTTATGTGTGTCTTTTTATGCCTGAGCACCCGCTAGCAAATTCGTGCGGTGAAGTGTACGAGCACAGGTTTGTGCTTTACAAAAAATATGGAGAGGATATACCTGACTGCGAAATATGCGGTGCAATAACAACATGGATGAGCAGAGACACGCACGTTGACCACATAAACGAAGATAAATCAGACAACAGAGAGTGCAATCTGAGAATTTTGTGTAATTCGTGCAATGTAAAAAGAGCTAACAAGCCAGAGAATTATGTAAACAAGCCTCACACGCATACATTCACCGTTGGCAATGTTTCAGGAACCGCAGCTTGGTGGTCTAGGCAAGACGGCGTTATTGTTGCTGGGAATACGATTGTGAGAAGAAGGCATATGGGATTTTCTGATTACGATTGCATTTACATGAGCAAGAAGACTCATAACGGAAATTTATGTCAAAAATCCAAGGTTAAAGCACTATCTGGTAAGACCACTACCACCTAAAAAAGCTGATACAGTTTGTTTTGTGGATTATTTGATGGGGAATAGAGATGATTAAAAATGGCGATTTACCGGCAATGCCATTGGCGTATACAAGGGAGTATCCAACAAGCGTTGGTTTTGAAAAGCATGAAGAAGTCTGTTTTGGCCTAACCAAGCGCGAACAGTTTGCAATGGCTGCTATGCAGGGGATTTTGGCAAAGCCAGAGGTGTCAATGAATTACGCAGCGCAAGACGCAGTGAAACTTGCCGATGAGTTACTCGCAGAGCTGGAGAAATCAAAATGAACCAACCATGCTACAACAGTATTGCGCTGGCACGGCACCAGCGCGAAATTGACCGGCGAGAAGCCAAAGAGCGTTTGATTGCTGCGACTGTGGATAGGTTGATGGATGATGAGATTTGGCATCTGCTGAATCACGATTTGTCTATCGATGAGATGCGCGCTCTGGCTCAAAAAGAAGCTGAGCAAGAATACCAACAACACCTATCCGCACTCGAGCAGGCGCGGATTGATGGGCAGGAGGGGTTATGACTGATAGAGAATTGTTGGAGCTGGCGGCGAAGGCGGCTGGAGAGCTGCACTTAGTTCCATACAAAGAAGAGTGGCTTTTAGAGCCAGAAGCATGGAATCCAATATTACGTAGCGAAGACGCGCTAGAGCTTGCGGTAAGACTTTGCATACTAGTGGATATTGGAATATCAGAAACAAGCTGCGCGTCATTCGGGATTGAATCATTTTGCGAGCAGCATGACGAGGATGCGCTCGCCGCAACACGCCGCGCCATTGTCAGAGCTGCTGCGGCTATTGGTAGTAAGTTATGACTTTCCGCATAATCTACGCAGATATGACAGACAGGCAGGCACACACACTGAAGAAGCCTAGCCTGTATCGCGCCTGCATCAACGGCGACAAAGCGGAATACATTGAGGTCGAGAAAAAGCTGATGGTTGAGTATCGCAAGGTTAATAAGATTGGAGATGATGATGAGTGATACAGTGGATTGGGATAATTCGCCTGAAGGGGCGGAGTTTTATTCGCACGGTAACTTCAGAAAAGACGGCGATGTCTGGAATGGTTGCTTATGGCTTTATGGCATAAGGCGCGATGAAGCATCTCTAGCTGACGACTACCAAGAACGCCCAGCACAACAGGAAAAACCAGCCACACAAAAACAACCAGCAACAGCCGCAGAATACCTATCTGCATGCGCTCATGTTCAATTAGAACGTGGCAAGCAATACGATGCCAGCGGTACAGGTGAGCGCAGCTTTGACGCAGCCGCAGAGGCGTTTAATTGCATTACAGGAAAACACCTGCGCGGCAGTGATGTTTGCTTAATCCTAGTGATGGTGAAACTGGTACGGCAATACAGCGACCCGGCACGACTGCATGCGGATTCTGTGCTCGACATGGTCAGTTACGCATCGCTCCTGGCTGAAGAGTTAACGAAGGAGTTGAAGTGATGGATAAATCAAGAGAGCAGTTCGAAGAGTGGGCGAAAGAGAGCTTTGGTTGGGGTGATGGTAGGTTTGAAATGTATTTAGGAGAATACGTTAACGGGAAAATATTTGAGAAGTGGCAAGCATGGCAAGCATCCAGAGCGGCATTGGTGGTTGAGTTTCCAAAGTTTGAGTTTGCATCATGGGTTAGTGGCGACACGATAGATGGCTACAAGGCTGCTGTTGGCGACACTAAAGATTTGCTAGATAAAGCGGGTGTCAAATGGAAAGAATGAGCCTAATAGCACTCAATGATCCAAGCGGATTGCACTACACATGGACAATCCAAGGCACTGAATACCGCCTTGGGCCTCATGCGTATGCGATGTATCTGAAGGGTAATGAGTGGCGCGAAAGTGCTACGCTGACTAATCAAGAGCTGTTGCGGATAGCGGCGGAGGTGGAGTGATGATAAACCAACAAGCCACCACAATCTGCATAGCCCGCAGGCTAGCGCAGCACCACAAAGAAAACCAACAAGCGGTTATCGTACAGACTGCCGCAAGGTTACTGCCTGAATCTGACGCAGAGACAAAGGATGCGCTGATGCAGTTGATTGCAGCCAGCCCGGCACAGCGCCAGGAGATAGTTAGCCGGGTTGAGCGCGACATTCTGGTAAGACCACATAGCATAGAGAGATGAGTTATGATTGGCTTTAAATTACAACTGAGGGACAAGAAATGAAAATTAGCACTGCAATACTTGAAGATTTAGGCGCATGTGAATCCGGCTTTAACGCATTTGCAAAAGCGCACGGCGATAAAGAAATTATGTTTTCTGAATGTGTTAAATCAGAAAGCAATTCAATCTCGGATTATTTTTGGTTTATTCGCCAGCAATCATTAACTGCTGAACACAAAAAAGATTTGCAACTGTTAGCAATTGAGTTCGCAGAGCGTGTTTTGCTTATGTTTGAATCAAAATACCCAGACGACAAGCGCCCGCGCGCAGCAATCGAAACCGCGAAACTTTATTTGTCCGGCGAATCAACGCTTGACGCACTAAAAGAATCTCGCAGAGCTGCTTATGCTGCTTATGCTGCTGCTGCTGCTGCTGCTTATGCTGCTGCTGCTGCTGCTTATGCTGCTGCTGCTGCTGCTGATGCTGCTGCTGCTTATGCTGCTGATGCTGCTGCTTATGCTGCTGCTGCTGCTGCTGCTTATGCTGCTGATGCTGCTGCTGATGCTGCTGCTTATGCTGCTGCTGCTGCTGCTTATGCTGCTGCTGATGCTGATGCTGCTGCTGATGCTGCTGCTGCTGCTGATGCTGCTGCTTATGCTGCTGCTGATGCTGCTGCTGCTGCTTATGCTGCTGCTGCTGCTGAGCGCTCTTGGCAAAAGCAGCGACTAGCTGAATTGATTGTTAAGTGGGGCTGGTAATGATTGACGATAAATTAGTTTTTAGAGTTGGGAGATGGAAATGAAAAAGTGCAAAGACTGTGACGCGGATTGCGTAGTGATGTGTATGTACACATGGGGACCAATTGAGAAGATTGACACGAAAGGCGCCTTTCTACTTTGGCCTTGTGTCGTTGTGGCGCTTATTGGACTTATCGCGTGGTATCTATCATGAGCAACAAATACGTTTTACCAAACACAACAATGACGGAAGCAATCAAGCAAATTCCACGTGATAAATGGAAGCAGTTTTGCACTGAGCTTTACGAGTACATGAATCATCACGCCGAAACGTGCGAAGCAATGCAAATGCTTGCAGATGCTGGTTTAATTAAATTCGAAGAGCCGGAAACCTTTACATGGGTTGATGACGATAAAGGCGAGGTGACAATTACGGTGCGTGATGCAGATACTGGTGATGAGGCTTCTGCCGTGCTTGGTGGTAAGTCATGAGCCTTCACCGTAACATCCGCCAAGCCGCAGCAAAGCGACCTATCCGACTTGATGAGTTAGGGCCGAATAGCAGAGAGGTGGCGAAGAGGATGATTAAAGATGGTGATCTGTTGCCGGTTGGTGCTGGGTATGTTTTGAATGAGGTGAAGGAAAGCTGAGTGCGTGATACAATGCATTTGGATTGGGAGCGCCCGGTCGATTAGCCTGCTTATGCGGGCTTTTTTATTTGTGTTATGCTAATCCGTAAAAGACGGTCAAGAAACGGCTATGAGCAAGACGGATGGAAAATTCACGCCGGATAGGCAGCCAGACTTAAAAGGTCGCATTGCCAGAGGCCCAGACAAACGCACGTTGATACTCGAAGCACTAAAGCAGTCGGGTAGGTTGAGCCTATCTGAAGATGCAAGCAGCTCAGATGTTGAACGAGCCTGGTTCGCTAAAATCGCAGAGGTTGCACTAGACGATGAACATAAAGACTCAGGCATGTGTAAGCAGGCGCTGCTAGACCGTGGATGGGCGAAAGTTAAGCCGGAAGCAAATCCTACTCCGTTCAACTTCAGTAAAGACGCTACGCCGGTTCAGAATGCGAATACCATCCTTGAGAGTGCATCTGATGGTGTCATCTCAATTGAAGACGCTGGAAAGCTTCTGGCTGCGTTAAAAGACACGTTACAAATCACTGAGTCAACTGAGCTGGTTAAACGCTTGGAAGAGTTGGAAACAAAACTAAATAAGACGTAAACTTATATCCGGCTTGCGGGCTGGTGGCGTCTAACGGATTAGGCGTTACCGCAAGCCATCATTCACACCGCAAGCCTAAAGGCTATCATGAACTTTCAAGTGTACGATTCCGCATGGGTTGATGTATATGCAACCATCGGAGCGCAGCAAGGGTCTCAGCTGGTCATTCAGAATCAGGGCGGGGCTTTTAATATGTTTGTCGTGGTTTCTGCGACAACTCCAATCAACACGACAGACTATCTAACAGTTGAACCTGGAGAGTGGGAATCAGTCCAGCCCAAGCAAGGCATGAACATCTACGTAAAGATGTCTACAGGCTCTGCAATGGTGTTTGCATCAACAACAAGCGGTCGAGGTCCTCAGCGACCATACAATGAGTTAGTCGCATCAGGGAATATCGGAAGCGACATCCGCGTTGCAATCTATGGCAATAATCCTGACGTTGATACAGAAGATACGCCGTCTTACGTATGGGCTGGCGGTCCAACATATAACTGGATGACAGCCATGACCTATCTAGAGGTTGTCAGTTCAAGCTCTTCAGATGCATCTGCAGGCGTTGGCGCAAGAACTGTTTTAATCACTGGATTGAATGATAGCTACCAAATCATCACGGCATCAGTTGTTATGACCGGCACCGTGCCTGTTGCGGTTGGCCCTCAGTTCTACCGAATCAACTCGGCGCAGATTCTAACTGCGGGCACCGACAAGATAAACGTCGGGGATATCACTATTCGCGATTTGGGTGGCGGCACAATTCGAGGAATCATGCCTGCAGGGATTGGCAACCTGTCGCAGTGCGTTTATACGGTGCCAGATGGGTATAACCTGTTAGTCATGTCAGTACTCGCCTCAATCAACCGCGTTGGTGCCGCAAGATGGGCGTCACTGGCTTCGCTGGTTATACTCAACGGCGTGTCGACAGTGCCGGCAGAAGCGTCAATATCAAGCGATGCAACATATGTTGACCATTACGACCCTCCAGCAGCAGTTCCAGCAAGAGCCGACACGGCAGTCAGAGTAATGAATGTATCAGGTGACAATACAAACATCACTGCAGCAATCAGAGGAAAGCTCGTGAAGGTTTAGCAGGTCAGACCACATAAAGCCCATCAATGGTTTAAGCTGTTGGTGGGTTTTTAATTTGGATAGATGAGATGGGTGAAGATAGTTACACTGCATTCTGGAAAGGATACAGGATTGCAAAAGAAAATGAAAAGAGCAAAAGAGATGCGGAGCGAGTTGCAATGAACAAACAACAACTGATTGATAAGGCGATTGATGAATTGGGTGATGATTACCCGAAGATAGATTACAAGTATCTACATAAAGCAGGATGCACTTACTTCTCATGTGATGTTGAGAGACCATCCGTGTCTAGCGAAACGTGCATATGCACCCGCCAAGAATTCGAAGCCCGCAAGGCTGAGCGTGAATCAACGAGCCACTGGTTTGACTACGAAAACCAAAAGGCTTTGCGGTTGCCGCCAGTTGGTGAGGTTTTTGAAAGCTACTGGCATAACGACACCAACCCAAAATGGAATGAGTGCCGCATTGCGTACATATCGGAAGAGCATGCGATTTTGAGGTATAGCGATGGCGAAGAAAATTACTACGAAACCAGTGTAATGCACAAAAAGGCAAAGTTCCGCCCGCTTGATTGGGACAAAAAGAAAAGCGATGACATGCTGAAGATTGCTGAAATCGTTTGCGAGTACGGTAGCTCAGTCGGATGCATTGAAGTAGCTAAAGCCATCCTTGCGGCCGGCTATCGCAAGTGCCACAATAAGACTCCATCAGATAAGGAGTGAGCAATGCCAAAGCAGGATACGCCAGTACAAAACCCACCTAAGTCAAAATCCAGAACCGGTAACGGTAAAGGCAAGAAATGAGCAATGAAGCAGCTTTGGTTGTTATAACTGCAATCTGGCTGATTGGTGGCAGAGGTGTGAATCTCTGCCTTCTTATTTTGATATACTACCTGGTGTTTTTATTTGTAGACCCGACAAAGCTAAACGGTTATTTCAGTGCAGACTTTGATGTAACTGTTTCCACCTACGCATTACAAGCTAGCATTGACAGCCTGATAATCACAGCAATCGTTTATTTATCATCAATTAGTCAGAAAATGGTCAGGATTTACATGCTGTACGGCGCCATTATAGCTACAAGTTTGGTGCTGAATGGTGCTATGCTTTACGACCAGATGCTAAATTTATCAGTGATTTATAAATTGCATGCTATTCGTCAGGAATTCTCAATTCCGCTAGACGTGTTGTTTGCGGCGATAGGGAGCGCAGCCGGTGGAAAAGCATACGTTGATCGTCGTTTGCATCCTATTGACCGCACAGTCTATAATCGCTCTAATCGTGATTCTTAATCTATTTAGAGCATTTAACCATGACGACATCAAACGAAGAGATAAGCAGACTTCAGCAAAAAGTGGATCAGCACGAGCGGGAGATAGCTGCGATTCAAACTTCAACCCGTGAGATGATTGACGGTCAGAAGTCTCTAACTAAATCCATTCAAGATTTAACTCTAAGCCTGCAAAAATACATTGTTCAGCATGACCACGTAGCACAGCAAAACTCAGAACTTCAGAAAGATGTCAGAGTATTGCGCGAGCAGTCTGCGGCAAACCAGCTTGTTATTGATGGCGTGCGCACATTCGGCGCAAAGATAACCTGGCTGCTCATTTCAACACTAGCCAGTCCTGCTGTTGTTGCGGCCCTGTTTGCGTTTGGCGGTAAATGAAACGCCTAACCGCCGCCAAGCTCGATGCGCTTGAGGCTAAAGCAGCTACGGTAAGCGCGTCAACATCAAACACCATCGCTTCAGTCTTTGGTATTGTCTGCCCGAAAGACGGCTTACTACGCAAAATCAAATACAGCTCCGACGAGTGGGTAGAGACAGATGATGATCCAAATCTGTTTATCCCTGCAAAGATGGAGATTGCACTTAGAGCAAAGACCCGTTTTATTATCATCATCGGCGGACGTGGAAGCGGGAAATCGAATAACCAGGCTGATATAGACTTGGTGCTGGCAAAGGATGCTGGTTGCAAGATAATGGAGCTGCGTGAATTCCAAGCGTCTATGCGTGATTCTGTTCACTCCCTGCTAAGTCTTGAAGTGAGGCGTCTATCGCTTGACGGCTTCACAGTGCAAAACGACTCAATATTCCACGCATCGGGAGGCGCGTTCAGCTTTCAAGGTTTGGCCCGTAATCCTGAATCAGTCAAGTCAGCAGCTGGCTTTCACCGGTTTGTAGTTGAAGAAGCTCAGTTTTTGTCTGAGAAGTCATTAAACGTCCTGACGCCGACTGCGCGTAACGTAGCAAAGGTAGGGTTGCCTTCGAAGTTTGGTGGCATGAAAGAGCGATTTGACGAAGACACATTGCGCAGTGTGCAGCTAATCTTCATCGGAAACCCACAGTCAGCAGAAGATCCATTCAGCAAACGATTCATTACGCCATACGTCGAATACCTTGAGCGTGATGGTGTTTATATTGACGAGCTGCACACAATCGTCCAAATGAACGCCGACGATAACCCATGGTTTGATGATTCTGGCCTGGCTGGTGAGCGTGAGTTTGCTTTTAACAACTTCAGCCGCGCACTGTACGACCATGTGTGGGGCGGCAAGTTTAATGATCACATCCCTGACGCTATCATCATGGCTGAATGGTTCGACGCCTGCGTTGACTCGCATATAACGCTTGGATGGAAGCCTAAAGGGGCTAAGATTGTTACCCATGACCCAGCAGACAGTGGAGACGCCAAAGGCATTTGTGCGCGCCATGGCTCGCTTATAACGCACCTTGTAGCAGTGATAGATGGCGACGTTAACAGTGCATGTGATATCGCAACCGATACAGCTATCGCAATTGGCGCTGACAAATTTGTCAACGACGCAACGGGTATAGGCTTGTCGTTGCGCCGTCAAATAAATGACGCATTCAGCGCAAAACGTATCGAGATAGAAGAGTTCTTTGGCTCCGGTGCAGTTGATGACCCTGAAGGCATTGCAGAAAACTACATTGAGCAGTCGACAAGACAAATTAATAACAAAGAGTTCTTCGCCAACATCAGAGCGCAGAGATACTTCAAGCTCGCGCAGCGCTGCTATCGGACATACAGAGCAGTGAAGCATGGCGAGTACACAGACCCAGCAGACATGATTAGTTTTAGCTCTGAATGCTCAGGATTAACCCAGCTACGCACGGAGCTTTGCCGCATACCACGCAAACGCGGAACAGGTAACGGCTATCAGATTGCATCTAAGCAAGAAATGAAGAAGCTAGGCATGAAATCACCTAACCTCGCCGACTGCGTAATGATGTCAGAAACTGACTACAATCCAGTTGCTGTGATAGACTATTCAAATATCCACATTCCGAGCGGAG